CCACGCACTGCGCTCTCAATGCCCACACTCTCCGGATTGTTGTTGACCAGCACATTCATCAAGTGCAGGTCGGTCCACATCAGGGACATCACTTTCCAATAAGCCTGGTCGATCGCCTGCTCGAGTACGTCCTGATCGTTGTTCTTCTGGATGATCGAAAAGCCAATACGCCCCGTATGGCTGAACCTGATGCATCCAGCGTTAGCGTCACCGTCAGGCACCATCACTTCGTCAACGATGTAGATGCCGAGGTAAGGAATAAGCGCCGGCTGTACCGGCAGCATCTTCGTCTTGCGCAACGTCCAGCCCGAGAAGAACGCGTCCGGCGTCACTACATTGTAGACGGCGTCGCGGATGTCGACCAGCGTGCTTTGCTTTTCAGTGATCACGGGACGATAGCCCTGAGTTGAAGCGTGACCTCGCCACCACCATTGTGCCACACATTCGTGATCTCGAAGCTGCCAAGAGCGGGAAGTCCCGATATGGGCTCGACCGGAATATTGACTGTATCGCCTTGCACTGGCAGTGTTGGATACTCATAGGTGCGGATGTCGAGGATCGTATCTTGATCCGTGATGATGCTGCCATCCTCAAGAGCTGCGTTCAGTTCGCGGCTCGTGTAGATGCCACGGTTCGGACCACTGAATGAGTTTCCCAGCTTAGACGTGAACGTCACGGGCCTGCCGAACAGTTCCTGGCAAGGAAGATAGACAGCTGTTGAGAAATTTACGGCCATCACCACTCCAGCTCGTTATCGAGCAGCGTGTCCATACGATCCACGAGTCTATCAAACAACTCAGGGCGCAGGATCGGACGGTTCGACTTGATGCGACTGATGGCAATGCCCTTGGCAACGATGCGATGGCGCCGACGCGGTCCCTGATTTTGCCCACGTGGGGTTATGATCGTACTCACGCCATTATCCTCTGGCGTCGCCTCAGGAACTTGGCGCCGCATATCGTCGCGCTGCCACGTCAGGAACTCATCTGACATCTTCTGCGGAAACTCCTCGAGCTGCTTCAACATCGCGTCGAGACGCTTCGCCATCGGCGAAAAATCCACCTGGGCTTCGATCATACCTCGAGTCTCACATAGTGCGTGAGAAGATTGCTCGCGGCGTCAACGCCGGACGTCGGGCCAAATATTTGTGCTTTAGCGGCGAGGGCATCGAAGTACATCACGCGGCTGTCCTTGTGGCTGACACCGCGAATACCACTGAGGCCAAGGCGTTGCATCATGGCCTGCCCATAACGGATCATGAAGAGACAAGCCTGCTTCAATGCCGGCGGCGCTTCAGCGGGCAAATTGTAGCCACCCGCGTAGGTCACACCGATAGGTTCCTGACTCGATTGCAGCAACTCGATCTTGCCCGACTTGAGCTCAACCACATAATCTGTCGGGTCGAGTGGGCTACCCACTGGACTCTCAACGATGATATTATAGGCCGGGTCCAACGGATAATGGCTCATGAAGAGCCGCGTCATCGAGTTGGTCTGATCGTAGTCGACGCAACGCCACACCTCGAGGAGTTCCTCGTAGGCAAAGACGCGGTTGCAATATGTGGCGATCATATCTGAGTAAGTCGTGATATACTGCGTGTAGAGTTCGTCTTGGCTCGTGTCAGTCGTCGCAATGCCGAATATGAGCTTGAGCTCTTCCAACGTCAGAAGGTCGAACTCAGTGGCAGGCGTGATGATGCTGTAGACCCGATCAGCCACGACCAGTCTCCTGATTGTACTGCTCGAACAGTGCGCGCAAGTTCAACGACTTCAGCTCGGAGCCGTCTGACATCACTGGAGTGATCAAATAGTGGAGCTTATCGATCCTCCAGTTGGCAAACGTCGGCGCAGCAACACCGCGCTCACCACGTTCGCCCGTATCGCCTTTAAGTCCTGGCCTGCCGGCCTTGCCTGCCGAAGCGATCAGCTGCCAGCCATCGCCAGGACACGGGCCAGGATTATCCACACGAGCAATGAAGCCACAACCGTTGAGAGCCACAATATTGAGTGCCTCATAAGTTTCGGCCGCATCCCACGTGCCACGGACGATAGGCACCGCGGCATTTCTCCCCGCTGCAGCGAGGCAAATCCAATCCTCGTGCGTTGGTTCGCGCGCTGTGTCCACCCTCGCTTGATACGTCGCGCCTGCATGAGTTACCACGTCCCCTGCGTAGTGTACGCTCTTATCCACGAACGGCTTGGCTTCCCTGATCGAACCAGGCGCACCGTCGCGACCATCGACGCCACGCTCACCTTGCGGGCCTACGAGCCCGGTGAGTCCTTGCTCTCCTTGGGGTCCAGGTGGCCCAGAAGGTCCAGGTAATCCGTCATCGCCACGCTCACCTGCAGGGCCAGTCTCTCCTTGTACGCCTTGAGGGCCTGCCTCTCCTTGAGGCCCAGGTTCGCCCTTTGCTCCAACTTCTCCAGGAGCACCAGGCAATCCATCAGCTCCTGCAGGTCCAGGTCCACCTGAAAGTCCTTGCTCACCTTGCTCTCCTTGCTCGCCAGGTGAACCGGGAGGCCCAGAAGGACCTGACAAACCTGACTCACCGGGAAGTCCCGATGGGCCTTGCTCCCCTTGAACTCCCGGCTCGCCTCGCTCGCCCCGTTCACCCGGCTGGCCTTGATCACCCTTGAGACCGGGTGGGCCATCTTTCAACTCTGCGAGACGCGCGTCAACCCGAGCGTTGATCAGGACGATCTTCGCCTCAAGACCCGCTATGATCGCCGTTGCCTGCGCCTCCATCAGCTTGTACTGGCGCTCCCACTGCTCCTGACGCTGATCCAGAATTTCCGCCAGAGCGATCCGAAAGACGTCCAGCATCATATCTTCGTTGCCGTCCAATGTTCGCAGTGAGACGGAGGATGTTCCTGACTTCCCGTTGGATGTCATCATGACCAATTGCCTTCTCGGGCGGTGGCGGCTTGTCAGCCGGCTCGTTATCAGGCGGCGCAGGTGGCGCCGAAGGCGACGGCGGGGCAGCAGGAATAGCCCCAGCAGCACTCAGGGGAACAACCTGCTGCTGCACACGTGGCTCGTCGCCGAATGGTACATCTGGCAAGTTCTCAGCATTGCGAGCTTCGTTGGGCGAGTACACACCGCCTTGCACCCCACGCACCAACGCTTCGATGCGGTCCTTGAGCAACGAGCGCAGTAGCACATTGGTGTTGAACTCGAGGTATTCGTCCGGCTGACCCTTGAGCCCGAAGAAATTGCCCATACACTCTTCAACGTGATTGAGGCAAAAGCCAAGACCTGTCGCAATCCAGTTCTGCATCAGCATCTCGGTCGAGCCGGCAGGCGCCCCACTAATGCCAAGGATTTGCAGAGGCATACGAAATGCCAAGGCGATTTGCTCATTAGACAACTTCAGGATTTCTGCGGTCGATGCGTCGCGCCCTGCGACGGCCCACGGGGATACCTTGAGGCCTGCAGTCAGGATTGGCGTGCCGCCTTTGGCGATCCCTTTGACCTGCTCGTTCCATCGGTCGCGCAACGCCTGGACCTGATCTTTGTCGAGCACGAGATCAGTCGACAGCACCGCGGAGGGGCGCGCCTCATTCATATAGAATGAGTTCTGTTGCTGCGCGATCATTTGAGAAGTCATGATGTTCTGATACGCCGCACAGATCGGACTCTCGCCGATCAGTGGGCGCGGGTAGCGCTGCTCATAATGCAGCTTTATATGCAAGACGTCGCGCTGCGGCACCATGACCATGGGCTCGCCGAACATGCGCGCAATAACATCATTGCCACCTAGCCAATAGAAAATCTCGCCGCCCTCAGCGAGACGCGGACGCGAGATCGTCGGGTGCATGATGTGCAGCGAGTCGCATTCGAAGCGGTCGTTGCGCAATCCCAACGCATACGCATTGCCCGTCGTGTATAACGAACGCACCATGTTGAGCAAGAAATCGCTGATCGTCTGGTAGGCATTGGGATAACGCAGAATGCGAGCGAGGGCCGAGGTCGTTACTCGGTCTCGCCCGCCATTAGTTTTAGATCGCCAGTGATCACCGGGGCACATCGCCACAGTCTGCGAGTATGCCGAGACGCAGGCCTCGACCATCGCTGACTGCGTGGTGGCATACTGAGGAAGGTAACCCTGCTGCCACCAATTGAGCGCTGCGCCGTCAGGCAGCCACCCTCCCGTAATGGGCAAATAGTACGGCCCAGGACGGAAGCTGCCCTCGACGGCCTTCATGACTGACCGGATAGCACTGGTGATCAGGTTGGGCATTTACTCCGCCCGATGACCACGCGTCGTATAACCACGCGCAGGCCTCTCGGCCTCCATGTGGCGTGGCTCGAGAGTTGGCGGACCGCCGCCCGGATCGAGATCACTCCCGTCCGGCTCATGCTCGATGAACTGCGCCCCACACATGGCGAGGTCGTTCTCTTCTTGCGTGGGCGTCGGCTTGCCCTTCATGCGTGACTGATAGTCGGCCCGCGACTTGTCGCTGGCTTTCTTCTCAGCCTCGAGAATTTTCTTGGCGTTCTCGCTCGCCGGACCTTCAGCAAGTTTTGTCACTAGGAACCTCCAATGTTGGGTAGGACCCGCTCCAATATTGGGTAGGACCCGGGGGCTACCAGGTAACTCCGGTCACGTAAGAAACAGTACCCGCGCGGCGCTGCAGCCAATTGAGCGGCAGGATCATGCGCAGCGCGAGGGAGTCGGTCTGGAACAGCGAACGTTGCGGCGCAGCAACGGTGCTCGGAGAGGCCACCAAGTCCGTAGGATTGGTGTCTTCCATATGCAACGTCGCCTGGTCACTCATCTCCATCCGCGGAGCATCGCCACCGACGACAACGAAGTCGGCTGCATCGACCAAGACCAGCGTCTTCGCTGGAACTGTGGCGCTGTCGATGATCGGGATAGTGTTGAGTGAGCCAGCAGCGATCTCTGCGCGGAACGGGAAGATGCCCGTGTTCGTCGCTTGGAGCAACGAAGCACGCAGCATATCGGTCGGGTTCGCCAACCACACCGGGTTACGCACATTGCCATAAGTGTTCGTCGCAATGGCACTGATGAGCGCAGTGAGATCACCGATGAAGGCCGCGAGGCCACCACCAGCTGTCGGAGTCGTCGCAGCCACACCGTTCAACAAGCCCGCCGGACGAATGACCGTCGCCGGGTTCGAGTCGAGCAGCACAGTGTCGATGGCAACAGACGTATCCACCTGGATGGCGTCACGCAGGATGCCCTCGATAGCCGGGATGGAGTGCTCGTCCATCTCGCGCGTCCAAGTCGTAATGACCGCCATTTTCTTCGGGGTCAAGGTTTGCGACGTGAAAGCGCCCTGACGGACTGGGATCGCCATGCCTTCACCAACGAACGAGCCCGCGAGGCTCGGCGTGCGTGAACGCGTCGGGATCACAATACGCCCAGCTTGGCCGAAGCTGAGAGGCAGCCCCCGCGTTGCAAGCCGTGTCAGAATGGCCTGCGGCATCAGGAGCGGCATCAAGTCGGCGTAGACAGTGTGCGCAAGCTCCATCGCCCACCCAGCCACAGTCGTCATGGCAGGCGCCGATGCAGCACGCAGCACGATGTCTGCAACCACCTTCACTTCGTCATCATCGTAGGTCGGATTAGTCCCGATAATGCGCTGACGCGCGATGTCAGGCGTAATATTCCACGCCTTGGCGCAGTACGCCAGAGTGCCCGCCTTGATGAACAAGTCGAGGACGTCCGGCGGCTCCTCAGTGTTTCTACGCTCACCCTGACGCGGCCGACGAGGCGGGGCGTTAGGATCAGGGACAGGACCCGGCACCACAAGCGAACGGCTACGCGGCACTGGACCGCCGTCGTCAGCCGTCGTCTTGAGGATTTTCTCCGAGTCGATCAGGCTCTCGTATACTTTCTCGAGGCGGGCAATATCGGCATTGAGGTTGCCCAAAATCTCAAGGTCTTGGTTAGTGACGTTATCGTTGTCCATCTTTTCGAGATGGGCCGTTAGAGCATCCTTCTGCGCGACGATCTGCGTCTGCAGCTCTTGGATGCGCTGTGACAAACCAGACATTGGTTTACCCCTGTGCTTTCCGTTAGGTTTGGCGTGCCCGCCCGTGAACCCGCGGCGCACAGTGCGGTCTTTTTCGCCTTGCCCGGCGAAGACCATACTTAACGTCTCGGGGGAAATCTTCAAGTTCTTCGCGACGGCCAGCGCGTTCGGATTTGCCGGAACGCTGACCAAGCTCGTCTCGATCAATTCTTGCTCCTCGAAGACCGTGCCCCAGTCTGAGCCTTCACGGTCCTTGAATTTCTTGGGCTTAAAGCCCACCGACACTGCGCGCAGGATACCCGCCTGCATCAAGCGGCGGATTTCATCGATGCGCTCAGACGTTCCTTCAGGCGCGGCCTCGAGAGTACCGCGCAGCTGCTTGTTCTCGATCCTCAGATCAGCCCACTTGCCAATCGGGAAGTTGCTGTTGTGGTTGAACAGCGCAATTGGGTTGCGCTTGAAATTCCTCAGGTCCCATCCTTCAGACATAATCACATCGTCCAGACGGTCAGGCGTCTCGTCGGACAGAACAAACTCCATGCCCTGCCCTTCGTTGGCGTGCAGCTTGTGCTTGATGTCAGCACCATCAACTGAGGCGTTCTCCCAGATCAAGGTGCAGACTTCCTCGTCGCCGAGCTCGTCCACGCAGCGCTCCATGAAGTCGTCTTCTTCCTCGTCGTCGTACGGCATGAGGTCTTGACGTTTCGCCATGGCTAACTCCTTAGGTATGCCAACCACGAACCTTCCACTGACTCGATGGGCCAGCCATCGTCGGAAAGCTGCGTCAGCGCCTTAGTGACTTCAACGCCTGGGTTGTTAAAGTCGTGCCACACAATGATCCCGCCAGATCGCAGCAGAGCGCGCGCCAACAGGCTGTCATGCATGACAGCACCAAAACTATGGTCGCCATCGATGAAGACCGCATCGCAGGGCTCGAGGTTCTCAGGCTTGAGATCAATCGATGGTACGGACAACAGATAGAACCGATCATCTCCTGACGCAAAAGTACCAGCCCGCTTCGGCACTTCAGAGTGCTGACAGGCCAATTTGGGCTGGTAGTCAGGAGGAACATCGATCCCAATATACTTCTCAAGCGATGGCACGTTCTCGAGAACACGCTTCGCAGTCACTCCACGATTGCAGCCGAACTCGATCATCACTTTTGGACTTACACTATTCACTAACTCGATCAGGATTGACGTTTCCTGCCGACCCAAATAGAAACTAAACATCGACGCGAAGACATGCTTCGGCTGTATCTTAACTTCTTTCACCGAAGCCGCAGCGCACCAGCCCAGTCGTCAGTGGCAGGCTGGCGCAGAAGAGTGACATTGTCGTACCACCGCACGCACCATCGCCAACTGTGCCAGTGAGACAATAGACCATAGACACGCGGATGCCCTGTCGCACCGGCGAGATGCAGCGCAGCCGTGTCAACGCTAATGACCTCGTCCATCTCACTCATCAAGGAAGCGCAATCCAGGAAGTCCTCGAACTCATGCGTCACGACATCATAGCGCGCGGCTTCCTCAGCGCCTTGCGTCTGCACGCTATGCAGCTCGCCCACCGAAGGATCGCTGCTGAGATGCGCGACCAAGTCGCCCAGATCAATCGTCCGCGGATAATCGCCCGTACTCGGCTTGCCCACTGACCACGCGATGCCAATGCGCTTCAACCGTCCCTTCGCCCGATGGGTCGGATAATGCTTGATGTATGGTCTGCTCAGGGTCGGACTGCCCTCGGGCGTGATCTTGAGATGGTACAACAAATGAAGGATCGGACAGAAGTAATCCGCGTCGGTTAAATCTTTCACAGTACGCCCAAACTGCTCAGTGATGCTATGCAGCTCAGGTGGCATCACCATCACGACTTCCTTGCCGAGCAGCGGGATATACCGCAGGCACATCAAGGTATCGCCGAAGCCATGCGCGTGCAGGACCAGCAAACGCTTGTAGGGCTGCCCGGCCCACGGCTTCAGGCCGTATGAGAGCGCCTGCTCGACCTGCGGGCGCATGAACGGCTTGGCCTGCTCGCATTCCCAATACTCAGCGAGGCCCTCGTTCCAGCGCCCTGACGCGAGCAAGATCATGGCGCGATTGAACTTGGTGCGCAACGTCGGGGCTATCTCGTAAGAACGATTGACTTCCCAAAGAGCCCCATCAAGATCGCCCGCCTTGTACAGCGCGACCGCCCGGTTGAAGTGGTGCAGGTAATCGTCGATATCTACCTCCCACTCCTTCGTGATCGGGCGACGGCCGATGGGATTGCCGCGGAAGGTAATGATGACTTCAGAGGGCACTTCGACCTTGTGGCCATTAGCGCCCTTGACCTCGAGCACTTCGCCTTGCTGCGTTATTCCACGCCAGCCATAGTCCGTCGTTTCATAAAACATCACCGGG